GTTATCACGCCAGTGACAACGGGTGTACCCACCGCCCGCGACGTTGCCCGATCCAGATGGGTCGCCCGTCGAAGCCCAATCGCTCATCAGCGTACGAAAGCTACCTGTCTCCGCGTACAAGATCCCGTCAACGGTGCTGGACTCGTCGCCGTCCGCAGATGACCAATCACCCAGAAGCAGCCCCGTCTCCGCGCCTGGGTTTACCTTGGAGAATGTCCCACCGAATGCCACAACGAACGCGCTCTGGTAGTTGCCACTCGTCTCGTCTGCGTTGGGCGACGCGACGAAACCAACGGCCGTCACGATGCTCTGTGTGGTGCCGCGCCAAACGATGCGGTAGCGTTTGTCTGCGTCTCCATCTAGCCCGGAAACGGTCCAGTTGACCGCAGCACCAGACACCGTTGTGGAGTCGACGAGCGTCCAGTTGCCTCCGCCTACTGGTCTCGCAGGCATGGCTAACCCCTCCCCAGCACACCAACCTCGGCCGGCTGCTTCGCCGCTTCTACGGCCTGGCGCTCTTTGAACGCCTCGGCCACGCGGGCGAACTGCGCGTCTGTGAGACCCGACTTCTTTGCGAGCCTGGGCCAGTGGCGGCCATATCGATTGGGGTCGGCCAGCATGTCGACGGCCGCCTCGATTTGCTCGACCTCCGGCTCGGGAACCTCTACCTCGTCCGGCGTCGGCTTCGCGGTCGGCTCGGGGAGAATACGATCGGCGGGCATCGCGTCGACAATATCCTTGATGTTGGCCATCTCGCCCTCCTCTACTCGGCCAAGAAGGAGAAGTAGAACGTCACGGTTTGCGCTCCAGCTCCTCCTGGCGTGTTGTCGATGGTGCCGTGCAACCACTTGTAGGTGGCGCGGAACTGGTTTTCGAAGTAGTCGCTTGCGTTGAATGTCGCAGCGCTCCACCAGTTTGTGCCGAGGTCGTACCAATCACCCGCAGCGAAAGCCGAGGGGTGCGTTCCGTCGTTGCGAGTCGAACCCTCCCAGCTGATGCCGGTCCCGAGCGCACCAGAGAACAGCGCACCGATGACCCACGTGGGCAAACCCTCGACATCGATGTAGATGTCGTCGCTCGTGTTGTCGCCAACGGCCACGGGGATCTTATACATTACGACCCGCGCCGGGGGCCTGGCGATCTGGTCGACGCGCAGCGAGCGAGAGGCGATCTGCTCGTACTCGAGCCGGAGGCGCTCTCGGAGACTCGTGACTATCTTCGCGTCGTCGCCGTCGTCCACCTCGGCGGGCAGGCCATCTACAGCCTTGCCGAGCACGCGGAGACCCTTGGTGCCTGTCGGCTCTCCCGACTCGCCGACGGCGTCGTCGAGCAGCTCTGTCGCCGTCTTGATGGCGCCAGTGTCAGCGTCGATTGTTGCGAGGAGGGCGTTGGCCGCGTCGATCGCTTCCGCGATATACCGCTGTTGCGCCGCGTCGCTCCCCGTTGCGGACGCCGCAGCACCGTTGGTGCCAGCTCGCGTGACGAGCGGAGAATTGCTCGCCTGTGTCGTCCTCTGCGTGCCTACCCCGACCGTGCCGGCGCCGAGGTCCACAGGCTGCCCCCCGATGCGCATCACGTCGGACTCGGTCTGGTTCTGGGCATTCAACTTGATGAAGCCCGCCGTCGAGGAGTCGCTAACGTTGGTGGCTGCGGCGAACAGGTTGTCGACGATGACGTTCCCGTCGACCGTAAGCTCGGTGTCGACCTTCATGCCAGCAGCGGTGAACGTAAACCGAGCATCGATGGCGCGCAGGAGGTCCATCAGGGTCGCCGCCGCGCTGTCGACGGCCTGCACCTCGTTGCGTGCGACCTCGCCGTACAGGTCGGCGTTCACGAACGTCACGGCGCCTGTCACGCTCAGAACCTGGAGGTACATCCGATCCGCACCGTACGTCGGGATGCGGAACGTAGCACCGTCCGGACCGGACCGGTCTAGGCTGATGTTCGAGACGACCGGGAGCGGCTCCCACGACTCCGTCGCTAAGGCGCCTGCGGGGTCGTCCTCTACGTGGGCGTAGACCCACGGAATGATGGAACAGGTGTGCCCTGCGGCCGTCGCCTGGTCCGCGTAGACACGGACCGTGACCACCGACCACCCAGAGGCGTCAGCGCCGTCCGTGACGAGCGTCGGAACGCCGTTGGATACACCGGCAGCAGCCTGCTGGGTATCGATGCGGCGGTGTGCACTTGGGGCCTGGGCGTTGGTGTTCTGGAGCGTCATGCGTCACCTCTCCGGGGCGCGCAGGCCCCGGCCACTACTCGCTGGACGGCGATGCGTCCTCGGTCTGCGCCGCCGCGGCCACTGTGGTATCGTCGGCGGGCGGCTTCTTCGCTGCGGCCTTTTTCGCGGCGGCCTTCTTCGACGCCTTCTTCTTCGACGCGGCACGCTTCTTCGCCGGCGCCTTCTTGGCCTTCGGCGATGCCGCTGGCGGCCCCTCGGGCTTGGTGTCATCGGGCGTCTGGTCGCCGAGAAGATCTGCGGCCGTCTTGCGCTTCATTCCCGCGGGCCTGGTCGGCTCCGTGGGCGGCGGCGGGTCCTGCGGCGTAGACGCGGCCAGTGCCGAGACCACCTCGTCCTCGTTGGTCCCGTCGTACATCAGTCCCGTAGCGACCGGCGGGTTCGGCGTGTGGACCGGCTGCGGGGCCGGCTGCGGCCGCGGCGGCTTGGCGACAGACGGCGCCTCGACGGGTGCCGTGTAAACCGGCATCCCACGGCGCCCGCGCTCGGTCGCCTCGTGGGAAAGAAGCGCCTCGAGCTGCTCGCGAGTGTCTGCGGGTAGCACCTCGAACACCTTGACGTCGCGCCGCTTGGGCTGGACAACGTCGATGAGGTAGAGCAGCTCCTCGCGGCCGACCTCGTACACCGGGCTCGGCTTGACGCCGACCTCTCCGGCGATATACAGGCGCCCCGACGGAGACCCGTGGGTCCGCATCAGGCACCCGGTCGACCGATTGTACTCGCGCATCCGGACAAAAGACATCGTAGCCTCCTAGACCGCCCCGGCTAGGGAAAGGGGGTCAGCGCCGACGTCGAGGCGACGTGGGGGCGGTGTTCCCCGACGCCGACGCGACCCAGGTTGATCGCTACACGCAGAGGGCCGTGTAGTAGAACGTGGTCGTGCCGTAGTTGCCGTTCGCGGCCTCGTCCCCGGCGCTCACGTCGAGGATCTTCAGCGCGTCGGCCGCGGCGTCGTACTGCGGGATGTACTTCGGGTTCGTCGCGCTCATGTTCGCCACGATGCCCACCAGGGTAAGCCCGCCGTCCGCAGCCGCCGTCCGCACTGCCGCCTCGAAGCTCGCGGTGCCGGTGCCCTTGACGTACGCAGCCTCGCCGGTGTGGTGCATCTCGAAGGCCTTGAGCGGCTCGCTACCGGTCCGCAGAGCGTTGTCGATGGTGATGGTTCCGATCGCCATGGTTCACCTCTCACCCCCCGAGGGGGGAAGCCCCGGGAGCGGACCTGCCGTCCGCCCCGGGGGTTGTGGGTCGTCGCGTCGCTACGCGGTCTCGACGTCGTAGATCTCCACGGTCGCGTCTTCCTCGGCCAGGATGCAGCCGAAGCGGACCGAGTAGACCATGATGACCTCGCGAGCCGAGATGTCCTTGCCCATCTCGAACATGATGTTGCGCCACATGCCGACGATGAAATTCTTCGGGTCCATCAGGACGCACGCGGTGTACGTGGCCGTCAGGTCCTCCGGCATCATCGGGACAGCCTCGATCGGCACGCCCTGGTAGCCGACGCCGATGTCCTCGGTCAGCAGGCGGTCGCCGAGCGTAGTCGCGCGGCTGGCCAGGTCGGCACGGTAGCCCATCTCGGCCTTGTGCGAGGTGAGGAACCGGAACTTGGACTTGTCGCGCAGGTACTGCTGCGGCATGCCGCGGAGCGCGCTCTCGAGGTAGGTCTGCGAGAGGGCGTTGCCGCCGGCGTTGACCGTGTTCGTGGTGATCTGCGCGAGCAGGCCGTCGAAACCGGCGAGGTCGTTGTCGCTCGACCCGGTGTTGCCCTCGATGAGGACCTCTTCCATGTCGCGCTTCATCGCCTCGAGCATCATGCCCTGGACCGTGCTGGTCAGGCTCTTCTGCTCGATGTTGTCCTCGAGGACCGCGTACGGCAGCCGCACCTCGATCACGAACTCGTCGGACGGCAGCGTGGTCTTGCTGGTGGTCGGCTTGCTGCGCTGGGCCTCGGACAGGGCCTGCCCGGAGCCGAGGCGGTGCATGATCCGCGAGCCGAACTTCAGCTTGTCGATGACGTCGTTCGGGCCCTTCATGGGGCGCGTGGTCGCCATCTGGAGCAGCTTCGACTGCTTGATCGCGCGGATCCAGAACTTCTTGGCCTGCCCGTCGTTGAGCACGCCGCCGGAGGCCAGGTCGGTCAGCGAGAGCTTGGCCTTGGACAAGATCTCGTCGTGGGCCGCCTGGTCGAGGTAGTGCTGGCTCGGAATGGTCATTGTCGTTGTCCCTGCCCCCGTGTCGTCGTCGTCTTACTCGCTTGCTCCCGCCGCCACCTCGGCTGAGAGGTCGTGTCCCCACTGAACCGCCGTCCCGCCGGATTCGGCGGTGGCGTAGGCTCCGGGGCGCCTGGCGCTCCCCGCGGTCACCCGCTGGGACGCTCGTGCCTCGCTGGCCTGGCGTGCCTTGCGGAGGTCGGCCTCGGCCTTATCGGCGCGGGCTCGCTCGGCCTCCAGTTGGCTGCGGAGGTTCTCCTCGGAGAGGCGCTTCTCGGTCGGCGCATCGGGCGCCGCCGGCGCAGGCGAGTCCGCGACGGCCTCCTCGACCGCAGCGAGGCGCTGGTCCAGCGCCATCTGCTGCTCGAGGATGTCCACCCGTGCCGCAGCGTCCCCGAGCCACGACGCGTCGTCTGTGGCGGCGGGAGCAGGCGTGGCGGGCGGTTCGGCCGGGGCCGCATCCGGGGCCGCTACTGGCTCCGGAGCGGGCGGGGTGTCCGCGTTCTTCTCCGTATCGTCGTCGTTCTTTTCCAGGGCCTCGCGCAGGTCAGCAGGAAGCAGCTGGTCGATCTCGTCCTCGGGATCGTAGCTGACCTCGATGTCCTCGCGGAGCGCGGCCCGGACGATGCGCTCGTAAACGCGGGCCTTGCTCGTCTCCTGGGTGTACGTTTCGTGGTTCCCCTTGAAGAGGGAGATCGCGTTGCGGATCCGCCCTGTGTCGGGGTCGTTGCCGGCCTTGCCCAGCGGGTACGCCAGGTTGACCGGATCGGCGAACAGCGACTCGCTCGTCGGTGCGTCGGCGGGGTAGGTGAGGTGCGCGTCGTCGCGAACCTCGATTCCGTACCGCTTCGCTCGCGCCTCGAGGGCCGCCTGCTTCTCGTCGTCAGTCGCGTCGTCGTCAGGAACGACCTTGACGACGACCGCAACGTGGTCAGAACCGCAGGACGGGCACGTGGGGGCGTCGGCCGCCTTCTCGAGGATCGCCGTGCGGCAGTCGAGGCACACCAGCGCCGGCGGAACCTCTGCGTCGCGCCCCTTCAGGGAGAAGTGGTGCCGCTCTCCGCCGTGGTTGGCCCCCATGTCGACGAGCGACACGTACCCCGGAACGAGGTGCGTGATCCGCATGATCTTGGTCTTCTCGTCGTCGGGCTTAGCCATCGTCATCCTCCAGCGGAACCTTGCGACACAGGCCGCCGGGGCTGTACGCCTGGTACACCCCGGACTTGATGGCCTTCCACAGGTCGCCCTCGGTATCCCAGAGGGTCGTCAGCATCCACGACCCCGGACGCACGGTGTAGGCACCACCGTCTGGACCAACCTGGAACGACGCGCGCGCCTGCCAGCACTCGACCACACGCACCTCCTCGCCGCCCAGGGCAGCGAAGCTGTGCATCAGGTCGACCATGCCTCCGTTCAGCATCCAGGCGATCATCCCCTTGCGGATGACCTCGGCGCCGAACACCTCGTTGTCCGTGTCCGGGTCCACGTCGTCGGAGTCGACGCCGTCGTTCGGCTCCATGACGATTCCCGTGGCCAGGCCCTCGTCGGTGTCGCCGTCGTCCTCCTTCGCAAACAGGCGAAGGTGGGCGTCGTCGCTCGTAATGAGACGCTTATTCAGGGCCGCGGTATCGGCTGGCAGAACCAAATCCGGCGCCACAACCAGCACCTCTGGCTCCAGGCCAGGCTTGGCGACAGGCTCGAACGCGAACTGCGGAGACACCGTGCCCACGCGGACAGCAGTAGACCCAGGGGCCGGCTGCCCCCAGGTTGCGCCATCCCAACGCTTGCCGATCACATCTGCGATCAGCGCGTCGGCATCGGGCACGGAGCCCGGGGCGTCTGGGCTGAGGAACAGGATGTCCCGCCCGCCCAGGTCTCGTCCGCGGAACAGGTCCATCTAGGCCTCGAAGTACATCCGCCCCTTGGCGGTCTGCTCGTCGTCCTGGCCCGCCATGGCCTCGGCGCTCAGGTCGCTCGGCCACTCGGTGGCCTCGGAGGCGTCGCCTTCACCGGTGGCGCCCTTGGTGCTCGGGTCGTCGGCCGGAGTCTCGTCCGGGGTCTCGTCGGCGACCGGCGCCAGCTTGTCGATGACGCGCTTGACGGCCTCGGCGTCCGGCGCATCCTCGCGCTTGGCGAGGGTCGCGGCGGCGGCCTCGAGCAGGTTGCGCAGGGCCCACTGCCCGTCGAACGCGTTGTCCACGTCCTCGGTCGTCAGGTTGCCGCTGTCGACCTTGGCCTTCAGCGCCTCCATTCTGGAGGCCATCGCGGTCAGGGCCTCGACGGCGAGAGCGGCCGTCACGTCGGTCTCTCCCGCTTCCTTGGCGCTCGGGTCCTCGGGAGTCTCGTCCGCGTCGGCGTCGGGAGCACCGCTCGTCTTAGCCTCGAGGGCAGCCAGACGCTCGAGCACCGCGCTCAGGTCGGCGTCGCCGCCGGCATCCTTGCGAACCTCGACGACTACCTTGGCATCGTCGTCGGTTGCACCCGACTCCTTGACGAACTCGATCGCCCGCTTCAGCAGGGCCAGACGGTCCGCGTCCTTGCTGGTCTCGATGGCCGACAGCTCGGCCTCCTGGTACTTGCGGAACTCGCCGAGCGTCATCGTCTGGATGACAGTGTCAATCTTCGCCATTGGTCTCGTCTCCCTGGTGGTTGGGCCGTCGCCAGGTTGTCCGGTCGGACGGCACGAAGTCCTCGCCCTCGATCTCGGCTCGCAAGGCCCGCGCCAGGACGTCCGTCTGGAAGATGCGCGGCAGCGAGTAGTGGTGGTCGAAGCGCAGGCGCTCGGTCCACCGGTACAGGATGTCCATCCGCCGCTTCAGCTCCCCCTCGGACGCTTGAATCTGACGCGGAATCTGCTCGTGCCCCCGCTCGTCAACCGTGGCAAACGACGCGGATATGGCCTTCGTGTAGGCCGTCTGTGCGGACCGGAACCACTCCTTGTTCTCCCGAAGCTCCGGTAGGGACGGGAAGGTCCCTCCCTGGTCTGACCGGTGCTGTCTGGGAACCCAAAGATGCGACACGCTAGCCCTCCGCGCTCGGTGGCCACTCCACCTTGTCCCAACCTAGCACGAGCCGAATTGCACCCGCAACCCTCGCCAGGGCGGCCGCCGTGCCGTACAGACCGGCCCATCCTCGCTGACGAGTACCGCGCGGTGCCTTGAACGCGACAGACCTGAGGTCCTGACGCGCTGCGATGATGTCGCGAAGCTGGCCCGCCCGCTCGGACTGGCCCTCGACCTCGTGGACACGGAGACGTCCAGAGCGGAGCGTCCCGGTGTACGTGGCGAACGCCACGGGCTCGAGCGTGTCGCGGTCCAGCACGGGGAAAGTGACCTTCATGGCTCGTCCCACGCCCCGCCGAGGTAGGCCAATACGAACGCCACGTGGTCGGGGTTGTGGTTCCACGCGTCCCCGATCGTGCGGGTATCGCCGGCGACCAGGGCGTCCTCGATCGGGGCCGTCAGCTGCTGTACCACACCTAGACGCCCACACCACGGATCGTACCAGCGCCCCGGGACTTGGGTGACGCCATCGCCAACGGCGAGCGGCTCACCATCGGACGCCCAGCGGTCCCGCTGCCACGCAGCCGCGCGGTCTCTCGGCAGGGTGGCCGCCTTTTGGAGTCCTCCGGTCCGTGCGGACCGGACTCTGTCTACGGCCTTTTTGACCCCGCCGTGGACCGTCTCCTCGAACTGCTCGAGCACAACCTCGCCCGACTTCTGCGGCGAGATAGCCCGGTTTGCGGCCTCGGCTGCCTTGGTGACGGCCTCCGTGATCGCCTTGCGCGCCTGGTCGACGCGGGGAGGCACCTGGCGGATCATCGCGATCCCCTGCCGCCATCCCCAATCTGAGAACGCCTCTATGTCGCCCGGCGGCGGTTCGCCCAACTCCCACGCCCTGTTCTCGGCGTCGAACGTCTGGACCGGGCGCCCCGGCGCTGGGGCCCTGGCGGCAGGCGCGGTGGGCGCCGCTGGGCGCGGCGTCGGCGTGACGCCCGGCGACGGTGCCGGCCGAATGGCCTGCGGGATGACCGCCGGCGGCTCGCGCGCGGGGATACCGACCGAGCGCATCGGCATTGCGAGCGGGACCTGGAACAGGTCGGTCCGCGGGACGTCCGTAGACCGACAGCCGAAGTGGTACGGGGGAACGCCGACGCTGGCCTCGGCGATCAGCTGCGATCCCATCAACCGCGCGAGATGCTGGCCGCGGTCGTCGCGACTCCCTACCCCGCTCCGGAGTACGTCGGCGACGCGCACGCCGGTCGTCGTTTGGATGTACTGCTGCCGCGTATCTCTGTCGCTGCGCACCTGCATGAACGGGTTGACCGTCCGGATGTCCTCCGGGTCCTGGACGCTGGCCCCGGCGTCGAGCAGCTCGATGGACTGTCCTACGGGTAGGATTTGCCCGTCCATGAACCTACACACCTCGGTAGTTCTCTCATCGTGTACCGCTACAATTTCCACCCATTCAATCGAGGCCGTCTGGTAAGACGTGAGCGACGCGTAGCTCCGCGCCCTGGCCGTCGCGACCGCGGCGGTCACTCGAGCGTAGTTGTGGCCGTACTGCTTCCACAGGCCTGGAATCTGGTTCTGGAGGTCGCTGGCGATCTGGTCGCGGCCGAGGCCGTCGCGGATGCCACGCTGAACGATCCCGCGCGCTCGCTGGGTGAGACGATCGGACCGGCGCCCCATCTCGTCGCGCACCCACCAGCCGCTCTGCGCCCCGATCCTCGCCATAGCGGTCAACTCGCGCTGCGATAGCTGTACTCCCACCCGTGGAAGGAACTCGCCGCGCACGGCCCGCCGCGTTCCTCTGGCGGTCGTCTCGCCGGTCGATCGTACGTGCGCCACCCATGTCGGGATCAGCTCGCTGACGTTCGCCCGCCGTAGCACGCGCTGGGCACGGGCCCACGCCTTGTCCGCCTGCGCGCCGGTCGCGTTTGGCCAATCGACATCGGACAAACCGTCGAGGTAGCGCTCGAGGTATGGGCGGACCCAGGCAGCGTCAGAACGCGAGAGCGCCCCAGTGAGGTTCGACACGATGCGCCCGAAGACGACGGAGTTCCGAGGGTTGCCCTGGCCCTTCAGGAGCAGGCCGTCGACACCGACAAGGACCCCGCCTGCCGGCACGTGCGCGCCGCATCCGCACGCCGGAGCCGTGATCCGCTCTCGAGCAGCGAACAGGACCGTCCCGGTTGGGCCAACGGCGATCGCCTCGTAGGTGACCCCTCCGCCGAGGACCATCGCCCTCTTGCGCGCCGAGTTCGCGCCCCCTGATACGGGGAGGGCCAGCCCGTCAGCGGTTCGTACGGCCCATCCGTGAGCGTTGCGGTACGCCGGTGCGCCTACGGCGTGGCGGGCCCCGCCCTCGTGAGTGCCGAGTTGGCGGTAGGGCCAGAGGGTCGCGAGACCCGTAGCCGGCGCGGCGGTGCCGTACCGCTCCACGACCTACGCTCCGGCGTGGATGGTGGATCCGTTGCAGTCGAGCAGGGGCGGGCGCTTGGTACCAGCCGGCGGGTCCGGGTAGGTCGGGGCCTTAGGCTCGACCGGGACCGCAACGCCGCCCGTGATGGCGAAGTCGACACCACAGCGCGAGCACCCGCAGTGGAGCGCGCGGTCCACGGTCGCCGGGTCCGCCTCGGCCACCTGGCCCACCATGAACCCGACCGTGTGGCACGCCGGGCAGCGGAGGACGACGAACCCGGAGGGCGTGCCGTCATCGCGAACGTGGTCCATGACGACGCCCATCTCGGGACGAGCGAGCGACACCTTACGGAACGGCTCTGCCCGCCACGGGCCGCGATACCACTCCCGGTCCCTCATGGGGCCTCCATGCACCAGGCCACCGCCTCGCGTAGGTGGTCGCACCACTGCGGCTGTAGGTGGACGACGCCGTCACCGCGGTCGATGTAACCGCGGTAGGCCCGTTCAAGAGTGTCGATGTCCAGGGTGACCCGGACGCACCGTCGTGCTCCGCCTGAGAGGCGCTCGCAGACGACCTCGGTCACGCACCCTCCTCGCCCGGGGGCGGCTCGTCTCCGTTGAGCCTGGCCCACGCGTCGGCGGCAACCATGTCCTCGATCGCGGCGAGTCGCATCTCGACCTGCTCCGCTGTCTCTCCAGCGCCGCCTCCGGTGGCGAGTGTCAGCTGAAGCGGCTGCTGGAGGTAGGCCGCATCGAGGCCCTCGAGGAGCTGCGGCATGTTGAAGTCGTCGGCGGCCAGTACGCGCAGATGAGCCGGGTTGACCCCGGCGTACTTGGAGTACATCTCGAGCAGCTTGACCCTCAGATCGGGGTCTACGATGACCGGCGAGTTCGAGCGGAACCGCACGTAGCGGAATCCGATGGCCGGCATCAGGGTGGCGTTGATGTACGCGTCGAACGCGTTTCGCTCGGGGGCGTATACCTGCTCCTCGCCGAACCTGAGCGCCCCGTAGTAGGTCGCCCGGTTGAGGTCCTTGGGCACCTCGCCGCGGAGCGGGGCCGGCTGGCGGAAGTTGGCTCCGATGACGTCGCGGTTGTCTGCCCGGTACTCTCGGAACAGAGCGTCCCCGCGCTGGAGGTCCATCAGAGAGATGAACTCGACCGGGCGGCGCTTGGCGTCCTCGTTCGGCGCGGCGTCCATCAGGGCGTCGTCGATGACGGCGACGCGGTCCCAATTCCGGCGACCCTTCACCCCGACCTTGAAGAACTGCTTGATCCGCTCGCGAGCCCCGCGGCGGAGACGCCCGTCGACCATCAGCAGGGCCGGCGGAACAGCCTTGTTGTCCAGGTAGGTGTAGTTGACCTCGGACGCACCGCGGTTGCCTAGCACCTCGAGCAGGGCGCCGATCCATCGAGGAACGCCGGCGGGGGTCAGGTCGGAGTGCACGTCGAACCAGATCACCTCGTTCGCGTGCGGGACGTCGACGACCACATCGGCATCCTCGTCTCGCTCTGCCTCCTGGAGTGCCTTGTCGTCCTCGTACGGTAGCCCCTTGACCTGGGAGATGACACGCGGGTCGCCCAGTGTCTTGAAGTACGTCCGTGTCCCCGTCTCGGGGTCGATCTGGACGTAGCGTGGCATCACTTGGTCGACCGGGAAGTCGCGCCAGGTGACCGGGCTGACCATCTCGGACTGCGAAACAGAGACGGTGTCCTCGGGGATCAGGGCGACCGGGTAGACGGTGTGCGAGGCGATGTGCTTCAGCCGACGAAGCCTGCCGGTTGAGTCCCGCAGGCACTCCCACGCGGCGTGGCCGACGGCCTCCTCGCCGGCGCGCTTCAGCCGGCGGAGGTTCTCGAACGAGTGGTCCGTTGCCGTGGCGCAGTTGTTGAACCACGCGGTGGCGAGGAACCTGTCCTGGTCGATTCGGAGCCGAAGATCTGCAATCGCTGTATCGACCTGCTCGTCGGTGACCGTTGCCGGGTCTACTAGCTGCTCCTCGGCCTGCGCGACAGCCGCCTCGGCCGCCTCTCGTTCCGTTCTGTTTCTCGCCTCGGCGAGCTTTTCCCTTGCGATGTCGACCGTGTCGAGGTACTTGTCCATCGCAAGCGCCCGGCGAATCTTCTCGCGGATGCCGTCCTCTTGGAGGTCGACAACGGGGTCGAACCGGTGGCCGTGGCTCTCGATGTTCGTGACGTAGCCATCGATGTTCGTGCGCAGCGCCTCGGACACCTCGGCGTAAAGGGCGAGGGCCTCCGGGTCGTACCGGGGCGTGACGGCCTTGGCTTCCTTCGCCGCCTGGCGGAGGTTGTTCAGGGCGGCCAGCGCGTCCTGGGTTGTCTTGGCCTTGCCGGTGAGTACGCGGGCCTTGGCGAGGAGATCGTCAATCCCCTCCACGTCCTGGAGGTCGCCCTCGACTACCGGGTCGATCTTGGAGTCGCCCTTCCGCTTGCGTGCTCGCGGTCCCCCCACGGTCTAGTCCTGCTCGTGGACGACGTGGACCTTGGCGTCCCCGGCGGTGTACGCCGAACAATTCAGGCGCATGTGGGTGTACTGCGGAGGGAGGGCGTGGGCCACCTGGGACGACCCGGCGGGGACCACGGCGATGGTATCCCACACGGCGTTCGCCTGGTGCCCAGCAACGGCGCCCTCGAGCACGGCTGTACCGTTCCAGGACGTCGAGTCGATGAGGACCGACGTGGTGCCGGTGCCTCGGATCTTGACCGAGTCGCCAGCGCCGGTCTGGACAACGGACGCCACGCGGGCGAAGTCTGGGTTACTGTAGTGCTGCATCGATACCCTCCCGGATGAGGCGTGCGGCCTCGCGGAAAGCGGTGGCGGTCGCGGCGTCGGTATCCTCGACCGTGGTAGCCTGTTCCTCGAGGCGCGCTGCGACGATGATCTGCCGCCAAGGCGGAACGTTGCGGAGTACGTCGCCTGCGTGCTTGCGCGCCCATGCCCCGCTCGCGACATCGTCACGGATCCCGCGCTCCATCTGTGACCGCGCGCGCTCGTTCGGCGACGTGCCTGGCTTTACGCCGTTGTTGCGCGTCACGCACCGACAGACCACGGGGATCGGGTCCGTGACTCCAGCCGTGCGCATCTCTGCATCCGGCTCGACGGTGGCCCCGGTGTATCCAGTCCCCTGGCACCGCTGGCATCCGGGATCGGCCGCGGCGAGGTTCACGTCCTCGGCGTAGCGTGCGTGGTTGTAGTCGTAGGCGGCGTCAGGCATCGGCGTCCCACTCTACGCCCTCGGCGTCGGCCTTCTTTCGAAGGGCCAGGAAGAGGCAGCGACGGCATCCTGCAACCGGCCTGACGTGGCCGCATCGGAGCACCTGCGTCGGATCGACGCGCCCGGCCGGGCCCTCGTTCGCCCACTGGCCAAGTTTGTCCAGCGGGAATTGGACACGTAGCCCAGGCGGCCACGCCGCGTCTACCACACGGCAGACCAGGCCGTCGTTGCACCCGCCCTCCGGTACCAGCTCTGCGCCGGGCGACAGCTCGACGAACTGCCCAAACGCGAAATACCAGTCCGTCCTGGGTTGCACGGCGACCATCGCTGGGGCGAACGTGTAGAGCGACCGCCCGTCCCACCGGGCCCCATCCCAGTCCTGCGTCGTGTCTTTCGTCATGAGCCGCTCTCCTCGCGGGCCAGTGTAGCGCGCGGGTGCGGCGTGCGTCAATCTGTGGATGGTTCGAGGTAGTGGTAGACTAGCAGGGCGCGTCCCAATCTATCTCGCCGCATATCGGGCACTGCATAACGCCACACGTCGGGCGATACTCGAAACTCACGCCGCACTCACACATCTGCGCTGCGTGACGGTCCATGAATTCGGCCTGCTCTTTCTCGCCATCGGTCGTCAGCCCCAAACCCCCGCCGCCGTCGGAGTCGGTAATTCGTGTCCATGTGTTGCCGCTTGCCATCTCACTTCCCTCCGTGTTTTTGCTCTCGTACGCAGACATAATTACCCGGTGTGCCGCTATCTGCGCCCCGCGTCCAGTGACGCGTGGCGGGATAGGGGCGGATTAGTTTCTGGCCAGCCAGCGCTCGGCACCGGCGCGAGTCTTAAAGGTCTTGGAGCGCGTGAAGGTCATCGCCGTGAACGTCCCGTCGCCGTTGTCGATGATGCCCTTCGAGATCGTCTCGTTGTTCCCCAGGTCCAGCTTCTTCATCTCGCGTCCCTCCTCGTTGTGTGCCCCGTTCATGTCTGTATAATAACGCGGTTGCTGGGGTTGTCAACAGGAAAGACGCAGGAGGTCGCTTTTTCCGCAACGTGCACATTGACGGGCTGGGGCAGCCGCGCAACCTATGAGTTGACGGGCTAGTCCACCGGGACGAGCGAGGCGTACGTGGAGCACCGGCACCGGCCCTGCTCCCAAACCGACAACGTGAACGAGACGCCCGTCGCGAAGTCGACGACCATCGCGGTCTCTCCGGTGTACGGCGACCCCCACCAGGGGAGGCCCGGACACCCGGTGCCCCAGACCGCCTCGTCCCAGTGGCACCCCTCGGCGGCGGGGGGCGTGATGAGTCCGGCGAGGTCGACGTGGAGCGGGAGGTTCCAGTCTGCCGAACCGGCCCAGGTCAGCCCAGCGCACCACGTCGAGCACTCGGCGTAGGTCCCCTCAGACGTGGCCATTGCCCAGGCCCAGCCGGTAGCCTGATCACAGTAGACGCCGCTGACGCCGAGCAGGTGGGCGCACGGCCCAGGGTCGTCACCGGTCCCGCTCGTGGTCTCTGTTACCGTGTCCGTGTCGGCGTCGCCATCCGCGTCCGCGTCAGCCCCGGCGTCCCCGCAAACGTCACTGCCCGTGTCCGTATCAGGCGGAGGAGTGCTCGAGCTGTCCGCCGCGTCAGGCGGCGCGGCATCCCACGGCGGGCCCACCTGGCTGCCAGTATCGGTGTCCGCGTCGGCGTCAGCATCAGCGTCCGTGTCGGCGTCCACGTCGGAATCGCTGTCGGCGTCGGCGTCGACGTCCGTATCAGCGTCGCTATCGGCATCTGTATCCGCATCGGCGTCTCCTCCGGCCTCCCCGCCATCGGGTTGTTCCAGCAACAGCTCGCCGTCGCCCGGCGCGCCGCCGTCCCAACTACGCCCGTCGCCGGGGTGCGGCTCTCCAGCGTACGGGTAGATCTGCGCGTCGCACCCAGCCAGGGTCCCACCGACTACTACGGCGAGCACCGCAGCACAAACCGCGAGAAGCACGGCTCCGGCGTACCAGGTCCACGGTCTACGCATCGTCCTCGCCGTCGGCCCACTCCTGCATGACCCGGCTCGCGTCCTCGGGCCGGACAGGCACCCACCCCTCCTCCTCGACGCGCATGTGTCCGGCGATACGCGCCGCGAGCAGGGCCCGGGCGAAGTCGGACGTCTTGCCGCTATCTACGGCCGCCTCCGCCTCCTCCTGCGTCATGCCGGTGTCGCACGCCAGATGGCGGCGCGCGCTCCACCCTTCGTCGCCGACCTCCAAGTCGGTGGCCATGCAGAAGAAGAACGGGAGCGTGTGCTCGCGGGCCACCTCGCGGATGCGCTCGAGCAGGGGGGCCACCTCGTCTTGGTAGACCTGGTCGAGTGGTCCTGGGGGCGGATGGTTCTCGGTCGTCGTCTCGTTCATTGCTCGTCCTTTCTCACGCTCAACAGCATGTAGCCTACAGCCCACACGTTGCCGCAAATGGTGCACGGGGTGCGGGGGTGGGGGTGGTGCTGAGTGCCGCGTGTAGTTTTTCAGCAGCCTCGCGAACCCACGGCGGTAACTTCATTGACCACACTGCGAGTTGAAAACCGAATTCCTCGACAACCTCCCTCACCGCCTCCAACTTCGCCCGCTGCTCCTCGATGCGCTTCCCAGCCCACCGAGCAACCACCACCGGATCGCCATCCATATCATCGGGGTAGGGGATCGCTGCCAGGATGTCGTCGGCCTCGTCGTGGGCGCACTGGTTCTCGCAGGTCAAGGACTCGTTCGCGGCCTCCAACTCTGCGACGCGGCGCTCGACTTGCTCGGCGCGAGTGCGGAGTTGCCTGCACTCAGCGCGGAATCCGTCCAGCTCTGCCCCCAACCTCGCGCATTCACTCCGGTGGTGATCGCGTTCGCGCTCAACCTCTCGCATCGGGTGCTTGGTGCATTTGTGGATGTGCTCAGAAACTGCGGTTGCCGCCTCATCGTCCAGCGGAAACTTCTGCCCACAATACGCGCAGTATGTGTCGTTCTTCAGCCGCTCAATCTTGCGGTCCCGCGCCTCGATGGTGGACAGGGCGCGCACCAACCGCGCCACCGCCTCACCGCGCGTCAACCCCGGCGGCCAAAGCGCCTCGTCGGCACCGTTGCCGAGGGCGTTGTCGACGACGGCGATGGTGCGCGCGGCGGCCATGCGCTCCTCATCGAGACGCCGGTTCAGGTCGACCAGCCGCTCGATCTCGCGCTCGGCGTCCGTGCTCGCCGGCCGCTCTTCTGTGGGAAAAACTACCCCTTTTTCCCCACACGCGGCGGCCCGACGCTTGTCGCGAAGTGCTGGGATCTCGTCCCGGTACCACGGCCAGCAGGGCGTCGCCCCGGGGACGACATCCGCGAGCGTGATGCGGCACACGCCCTCCTCGGTGAGCGACCCGCAGGCCCGGCTGCACACCGGCTCCTCGTCCCGTAGGAGAGGCCTGATCCTCATCTCCGCCCCCTCTCGCGCCGGCTCCGGCGCTTTCTCTGGTTGCGGCTCAGCGCCGATATCGAGCGCCTGGAAACCGGCTGGTCTTCTCGCCGCTGACGGAGGCGCCGCTGCTTGTCCGGCTCCGAGTCCGGCGGCGTCGATCCGTCCCACTCGTAGTACGGGCAGTCGACATTGCACGTGGCCGAGGTGGGGACGCACGGACGCCCTGCGCTCGTCGGCGCACCGGGGCCGGGTCGCATATTCGAGTAGCTGTAAGCGCAGCTGCGCTCGCCCCAACTCATCGTTCCTCCGTCTATCTATCGTCTCGCCCTCGCTGGGGCGTTGTCGTAGTCCCCCGCCGCACCATTACGGCGAGGGGTGTTCGTCGCACCATCCGCTCGCTTCCCTGTGACTTTTTTCTGCGAGCGTCTAGTCCCCGTCGGTGTAGTGTGTCGGGTCACCTCCTTCCTGTTCCTCGGTCTCGAGCACCGCGTCCGCCCACTCGCATCGTTTCCTCGGCATTATCGTCGACCCTCCCTGGCTTCACGCCCAAGAGCAAGGAGCATCTGCTCCAGCTTTTTGTTCTGGGCGGCCCAGGCGGCGGCCCTGGCGGCGGCCCTGGCGGCGGCCCTGGCGGCGGCCCAGGCGGCGGCCCTGGCGGCGTCCCTGGCGGCGGCCCTGGCGGCGGCCCTGGCGGCGGCCCAGGCGGCGGCCCTGGCGGCGGCCCTGGCGGCGACCTGCCCGGTCCGCCCAATAAACGGGGTGTAGTCGTCCCGCTTGTTCCTCTTGAAGTACTGGGCCGGGGGTTCCGCTAGAGCGAACACGCAGTCGCCGGCGCGGATACTGTCATGCGGCAATGGCTCGTAGTAGCTCGCGGGCCCGTAGATAACCTCGCCGCAATCGAGACGCACTTGGTACACGAAGCCGCCGCGTCCGCGCACGGTACCGCAGCTCCCATGCCATGGGCCAGCGTCGGAAACACGCACACGGTCCCCTACTTCGAACTCCTGCATCTTCGTCTCCTCCTCCTGCTGTTCGTCCTCGGACAGCACCTCCACCTCCGCCTCGTGAATGGCGGCATGGAGAATGTGGTCGTCACACCGGTACGGGCCGATGATGGAGACGGCGAGGCCGTCCTGGCCTAGCGCGCGGCACATCACCGTGCCCTGCGCGAGGTCGTCAACCATCTCGTACCGCTCGACCCCTGAGGCGTAGACGCCCTCGTGCTTGAACATCCTCCGCGCCGCGTCCTCGTGGACGCGCATCCGCTGGTCAACGGTGAGTGCCTTCCCCATCTGCTTCCTCCTCGCTGTTTGCGCCGTCGTCGATCACGACGCGTCCGACCATCTCGGTCTTGTCCCCGTCGCAGCGCGCGACCGCCGCGTCCTCGAACCCGAGCACGAACCCGTCGTCAGTCCTCGATCCCTCGATCTCGAAGCGCGGCTTCTCCCTCTCCAGGTCGTACCACCGAAGGCCAGACACGATCGTGAACGTCCCCTCGGGTGCGCCGGGCACCTCGATCGGCATCTGTGTCCACATCGCCTCCACCTACGTCGCCAGTGCGACGACGAGCGCCGCGAGTGCCAACACGAACGACGCCACGCCGATCAGTCGGTTGGTGGCGATGGCACGGCCCACGTTGTTCGCCCACTCTGCCGTGATGCAGTCGCCAACACTATGCACAAGATACCTCCTCGGCTACAGCCCGCTCCTATTATACCCGGCACACGCCCCGGGTCAACCAAAATAATCGTCCAGCGCACCGAACTCCTCGTCGCGGGCTGCCTGCTGCGGCGGCGCCCACGGGTCGAGTATCCAGCGGCGAGCCCAGTGTAGGCCCTGAGACAGGGCGTCGACCAGGTCGTCGTGCGCGGCGATGGGGAAGTCGGTCAACTCGCCGATGATGTTGCCGCGGCCGGGCCGGTACGCCTCGCGGTCGTCGGGGTTGAGGTGCGAGAGGAAGTGGACCTGGCCGTTCTGCATGAGCGGTGTGACGCCGACCAGGCGCTCGAACTTCCCCACCTTGGGAGTGGTGGTCTGTACGATGCCGGCGAGGGCGGGCCACTTCGAGAGGATGTGCTGGTCGAGCACCATCTGCCCCACCTTCTCGATCAGGATGCGCTCGGGATGGAACCGCTGGTAGTCGGCGAAGATGCGCGCGGCCTGGTCCTCGAGCGTGAGGCGGGCGTGCCACGCGTCGAGGACGTAGATCTCGCCGGACCCGCGGACGCCGATGACGACGCCGGCGGTGTAGTCGTTCGTCTGCCGCAGCCCGACAGCGGTGTCGTACGAGCAGAGGATGGTCAGCCCCTCGAGGTCGACCTGGTCGGCCCGTACGAACCGGAACCACTCGGGCCGGACCGGGGCCTCCGACTCGTCCCGCGCCTGGCACAGGTAGGCCCTGGCGTACTCGATAGCGCTGTCGGCGTACCGGCGGCGGAGCACAGACTCCGGGAACCGCGCCGGCCAGATGGACGCGAACCCGTCGCCCACCGTCCGCTTCAGGACGTGGTACTCCGGGTTGTCGATGAGGTGGTGGGTGAGGTCCGAATTGTGCGAGGTCAGGATAGATGTGTCGTAGAACCCAGACGGCGTTGCGATAGACGTAATCTGCCCGTCGTATTGCTCTGCCCGTACTTCTCGCACGCGCATCCACAGCCGCTCGCCGTCGTTGTGTATCTGTGGCGAGCGCTCCATCTCTGGGACAGAGACGCTGTCGACCTCCCCGAGGTACTGCGCCACGGTACTCTCGCAGCGAACCTCCCAGCGATCGCCGCGGGCCTCTTCGGTTCTAGGCTGCATGTAGATGCGCGGTGTTGCCCCGTATCGCGCAGCCAGGATGCGGCGCCACCCGCACGCGAGCTGGTAGCTAGAAGTCGACAGCCGCATCCCGTAGCGCTGCGTACTGGCCTTCCGGCACGCCCCGTCTCCACGCAGGTACGCACGCAGGGCGGCATCCAGAAACGCCTGCGGGAGACGCTCGAACCACGGCGGCAGCTTGAGAATGCGCCCCTTGGCCCCGAACTCACCCAGGAACCAGTCGGCTACCGCCTGTTCGCTGAACTGGACAACGGTAGCGTGCCCGGTGCGATTGACCGACACGGGGACTCCGAGCGCAGACTGCACACAGGCAACCGCGTCGTCCACGTAGTCCAATTCCTCGCCGTAGTATCCGAACGTGAGTCTCGTCGCAGAGGTCGAGGTGTCAACGGAGCCCTCGGCGATCCAGTAACCAACGAGCGCCCAGAACTCCTCTGTCTGCATGTAGCCCGGCCGGGCGCGGTTCAGGCAATCACCGGCACGCAGTCCGTATCTCTTGACCAGGTAGTGGATCATCCTCTTGCCGGTCTTGTACCCCAAGTCTTCGGCGATGCTGGCGTAGGTCTCGCCGTTGTCGATGCGCGCCTGCAAGTCCTCGGGAGATATGCGAGACTTCCTGTTGCGGACAATCTTGCTGCCTGGGTGCTTGCGTCGCGGCCGAGGCGCGGGCTCCATCTCCGATACGTCGTCGATGCCCATCTCGGGCGGCGTCCGGATGTCGAGGTACACCCTATCACCGGCGATCAGGTCGCGCGCCTCCACCAGCCCGCGCTCCGTTGGGAACCTATGCCACGGCGTCACCGTCTGTGGTACGACGCTACCCGTCACCCTCACCCTGACCACGGGACCGCTGTACCGTCTGCGCGTGATGGCCTCTGGAATACTCCACTCTGCCCCTGGTTGCCGGACCTCGTCTGTGGACAGGAGGCCCTCGGCCCGCACGAGACCCCGCGTGGTCTCGACCATCTCTCCGTCAACGAGACATCGGTGCCACGGCGTCGCCAGGTACCAGACCCTGGCGTTCGGGGCGAGGAGCTGCATCCAGTCCGAGTGCCACGCCTGCTTGATGGCCTCGCGCATCGCGGGCATCTGGATCGCGTTACGTCGATCGACGACGTCGTCGGCGAGGATCAGGTCCGCGCGGCCGCCGGTGACCGTGGCTGTGATGCCCAGCGCCTCGACGGAGGCGTCGCGGTGCATGGCCTTGCGCGGGATGATGATCTTGTGCTTCGAGAACTCGGTGTCCTGGCCGGGCGGGCGCCGGAGGTGGGGGAATACCTCGCGCAGGCGGGGGTTGTGCTCGATGTGCTGCTTGATCTCGAACAGGCGCTCCATCGCGCGCCCGTCGGAGGGGCCGACCACCTTGATGCGCAGGTCGGGGCTGCGCCCCAACTCGAACAGCACTCGAGCGACGGCAGTAGTGCTCTTGGCGTGACCGCGTGGGGCGATGATGACCAGACGGTCGATCGTGTCCATCGCGTGGGACCACTGCTCCTGGTACCACTGGACGGTCACCGGTACAGGTGCGCCGGGGTCGCTGTCCTCGTCGCGGAAGACGTACTCAAGGAACGCGGGGAAGCTCTCCCGCGCCTGGCGGAGCCGGTACTCCTTGACGGCCGCAGCGATGCGCGACAGCTCGGCGTGGGTCAGGGCGTCGTCGTCGGGGATGCGGAACCGGTCGACGTCGTCCAGGCGGAACAGGTGCGGCTGCGGCGGGCGGTAATCGGGGTGTACGCGCCCGAGTGATTCGGTGTCGGTGTCCTCGCCGGGGGTCTGGTCCGAATTCTGTTCGTTCATGGCTCCGAATGAAACCGTTAGATCACCCAGCCTGGGCCGTCGTTTGTTCGGTTGCGCTCCAGGGGGAACGCTGGATCATGTCGTCGAGTGGCGGGGCACCAGGCGCACTAGGCCCGTACCACCAGGGCAGCCAGCCGTGGGTTACCGCCCTGTATCGCTCACGGCACGTACGTGCGTCCGGCTCCTCCTCCCCAGGAACTCTGACATACATGGACTTCGCGTACTCTAGCTTCGCCCGTGTTCCGTACTGGTCGACGCAGGACCAGTTGGCGCAGAGCCCCGGCTTCTCGTCGTGGACCGAGCAACGCAGGTCGTCCTGGAGGAACACACAGACCCCGTCCTTGGCCCACGGGGCCCACGAGCGCGGCGCCTTTCTAATGGCCCACGCGTTCCCATCACGGACGAAGAACTCTCTGCCCAGGCGGTCGACGTCCTCCTCGGCTACCCTCGAGAGGGTGAAGGCCGCGCAACAGAGCGAACAGCGAGAGCAGCGCCAGGTCACCACCCTCTCCGCACGGCGGCCCTCAGCCGCTTGATCGTATGGATCGCCTGCGGGACGAACATCCACGCCTCGGCGATGAAACTGGCGTCTACCCGGTCCATTGTGACCTCGTGGTCCCCGGCGTCGCTGTCGCCGTGGGCGTCGATGAGCGCCCCCTCGATGTGGCTGCTGACGCTGAACCCCCCTGCGTCCTCGTGGAAGTGCCACGGCCCCCCGCTCGTCTGCTCCCACAGCGCGAGCATGGTGTCCAGGGCCTCGTCGCCCAGGTGGTCGGGGTCGATCAGCTGGTTCTTGTCGACGGTGCTCGCCGGTGGGTCAGGCCACGGAGCGGGCGGCAGGACCTTGGGCATGGGCTCTGGCTCGGGCCTACCCATCCTCCCCCTCCTCCGGCTCCGGTGTCCCGTCGAACCCGCAGTGCGGGCACTCCTCGGGCCGGCGCTCCCGGTACTGGTTGTAGCGGGTGGTGGTCCGGCACTTCGCGCACGCCAGGCGTACCCCAGCCCCAGGGGTGTTGCGCCCGTCGGAAAGGGTGCGTGTCGCAACCTCGATATCGCTGTGCCAGCACTGCTTCTCATCCATCGTGTCCTCCCTCCTCGAGGCGCACCCACGCCTCGATCCGCTCGGTGATTCTCTTGTCGTCGAAAAAGCCACCCACGCTTGCCCCCTCCGTAGCGCCGAACGGCGTCAGGTAGACGCGCTCGAGCCCGACGCTCTCGGACTCACCGTTCGGGTATCCCACCTTGGCCGTCCGGTGCGCGCGGGACGAATCGCAGAGGAACACCGCAGGCGCGACGCGACCAGGCCCACCGGGGATGTCCGGCTGGACCACGTAGACCATCTGCCCGAACATGAGCGGCGACCGGAAGCCACCGTCGCCAACGACCTCCTCGTATGCTGCCTGTGCCTTCTGCTCCACCTCTGCCTCCTCGGCGTACGCCCCATCCCTGTACATCTCTCGGCCTGTTTCGTTGTCCCACGTGACCTCACCGCAGCCGTTGGGGCAGTAGTGCACGGTGCACCCGCCGCTCTCCTCGACTCCCTCTGTAGCCCCGCATCTAGGACACGTCATCGCCGCGCCCTCCGCCGTCGTGCCAGCCCGGCCATTTCCGGGAGTCGTAGTCCCACCCAAGGCCTGTGTAGTCGCATTTCGGGCACGACCGCGGCGCGGGATCGCCGGTGCGGAACCACGAATTACGACCGCAGGACTGACACCAGTACCCACACTCTGCCCCAGGCACATGCGCGTATCCGACCCCGCCGGGAAGCGGCTTCGAAATAATCCCGACCTCGGCACTGCCCCACCACGGATGCGGCGGCAGTGCACGCGGTGCTGGGTCAGCCGGCCTGCGCAGTGCGCGGCGTAGCTTGATGGCCTGTACCACCCACGCGACGATCGGCACGCTCAGCACCACTGCCAACATCAGCTCGGGCACGTAATCCGCCATCTACTCCCTCCCGGGGCGCGGGGAGAACGGGCCAGGATCGGTGCCAGCAGGCGCCAGGCCCTTGGCGAAGTCGACGGTCTTGACCTTGACGATGAGCCGCTCCGAATTGCGCCGGAGCAACCCGTGCGGGGCACGGAGCACGAGCCCCTCCGCACGAATGCCACCCAGGAACGACGGGAATCCATCGCGCACCACAGATATGGCTGTGCTCAGGGTCATATCTTCGTACTGTCGGGTAGACCTCAGACGGAGCCTGGTGGCCACGTCGACGACATCATCGCGCCGGAGCCAGAACGGCCCCACTCGGACATCAAAGAGCACAAAGCCCGCGCCATCGCCAAATGCTGTATATCCCTTCCCGGCGGGGAACTGGATCTTGTGCCCCGCGCCCTCGCCGTAAAGCGTACACGAGGGCAGGTCGGCGGCGGCAAGAGCATCCGGTGTGAAGGTCTCGCTCAAGTACGCGGCAAGATGCGGCGGCAGCTGCGCCCGATCGGTCCTGCCGGCGATAGCGACCTCGCCGGTCTCTCGATCATACGATACGCGGACGTTCGTGCCGTCAACCTTCTCCGTGGTTTCCCACGGGACATCGGCGAGCGTCTTGAACTCGGGCAAGGTCCACGCCCCGTCGATGAGCTTGCCCTTGTTCGGGCCTTTCTCCGTGCACCGAAGGTAGACCGACTGTATCTTGTGATATTTCTCCACCCCAATCCTCCTCGTGTTGCCTACTCCCCCGGGGGCATGACGCCCTCTTTGATGTACCGCTCCAGCTCCTCGACCGTCAGGTGGGACAGGGCCCCTCGTACCTCGACCGTCTGGTCCGCACCGCCGAACGTCCGCTCGATGAGGGCGTGGACCTTGGACAAGTGCTCGGCCAGCTTGTCTGCCGAGAGGTCGTCCTGGTCCAGGTCCTTGATGGCTAGGGCTATCTTGCGCTGGAGGGCGCGCGCCATCGTCCGGGTCTCGGCCCGGGCCTTGGCGATGTCGTAGTCCTCCTTCGCCGACTGGGTCTCGCGGATGACGCGGACGCGGTCCTTGATGGCGACCAGCCCTCGGCGTTTGTTGCCCTGGTTCACATACTTACGGGCTGTGGTGTGGGAAACCCCGCATGTCCGTGCGACGTGTGCGATGGACTCGCGCTCGATGTAGGCGGCGAGCATCTCGTCGTACTTGGTCTTCGTTATACCCGGCGTCGACTTGCGTCGTTTCTTCGGGGGTGATTTCTTCTTGTCGCCCATCTCTGGTCCTATCCTACCACATTCTGCGCTCTGCGGCGTATTCCACGGCGAGCCAGTACGCGTGACCGAAGGTGATGGCCCTGCGGCGCGGCATCAGTCGTAGCAGATGGACGGGGAGTCGCCCTCGCGCTCCGGGCACCCCTCGTCCCACTGGAGAACCTGGCAGACCGGGCCCCCGCCTGGGCCTACCCACGCGCGGCACTTCCAGCGCCGGGCATCGCAGGCAGCGCGCTCCTTCTCGACTGCGGCGTCGATGTCGGCACGGCACCGCTCCCTCGGGAGGCCGTAGAGCGACCTGGCATACCCCTCGCACCACGCGGTTCGGTTTTGGGCATAGCCCGGAGCGCTCTCGAGGCAGTCCAGGAACGCCTTGTGCACGCGGTCGGGGGTTTTGTCCTGGCTCTCGGCCAGTACATAGCCAGGGAAGCCACGGGCGGTCGCCGTCGGCTGCGGCGGATGCTCGCGGCACCCTACGGTCAGGTGGCCTGAGCCCAGAATGAAGAGCACGGTGAGCACGCCAATGGCTCCGACTGGCCCGATGTTGTACAAGCGATTCATCGCCCACCTCCGTTCTTCTTGAGGTGGCCCGCGACTACGTAGGCCAGGTGCTGCTGGGAGTCATACTGGGTGCCGTCATCACACAGCTGTACGTTGTGCAGGATGTCCGTGGCAGCCCGGATGTCTGCCCTGAGCGCGTCCCTCTCCTCGACCATCTGCTCGTACATGGCGCGGTGAACGAGCCCGCTCGGGCAGTCGTGACCTTCCAGGAGTCGGTTCAGGCGCTTGACCTCGTTGAGCACGCGCGCCATCTCGCTGGTCGTCCACTCGTGGCTGTCCTCTGTGCCGCAGCTAAACGACCCCTCTACCCTGTCGTACCACTCATCGACCTCGGCTCGCGAGATCTTCTCCCCGTCTTGTGGGTTACACATAGGACCCTCCTCGCTCCCCCCAGATTCTCCGGGCCACGACGGCGCGCGGCTCTCGGATCGGCCCGATCGACCAGTCGCCGTCCTGGAGGACTACGATGCAGCTTTCCTGCGGATCGAGGTCCATGTCCTCGATGTCGTCCTGAGAGAATCCGGCCTCCCTCAGTGACCGCCGGGTCGCATCGAGTACGGCCATCACGTCCAGGGTACAGACCGTCGCGACGGTGCCGTCGGCCTCCTTCAGCTCGATGGTGTCGAGTTCCGATGAGCGCGCGCTCCGCAGCGGGGCCTCGTCGTCGATCCGGGCGTCCATATCGACGACAGCCTTGGCCAGCGTCAGGACCGTCGAGAGCAAATGGCGCCCGTCCTTGTCCTCAACCAAAAGCTCGTTTGCGATCTCGACCGCCTCGGCGATGCGCTGCTGCGTATCGGGTAAGTCGTTGTCCGTGTACTCGCTCATCCCTTCGCTCCTTTCTTCAGCCCGAGCATCTCGTCGAGCATCGCCACCGAGTCGTCGCCCTCCCAGCCCTCGTCGTACGCGTCGCGCTCATCGCCCATGCTCGAAACCGCGCAGTACGCGGTCTCGATGGCCGCGTGCACGTTCCCGCACTCCCACTCGGCCCGCTTGTGCTCGTTCCCTGGCAAGATATAGTCGCGCGGGCATCGTTCGCGCATCCGTGCATGGTATTCGACGGCGTAGGCCGCAGCCCAGACCATCATCTCCCCCTTGGTCATGGCCCCTCCATTCTGCTGTTGCTCCAGTCGACGTACGGCACATCGTCTGCGTCCATCTCCTCGACGATGTTGTCCACGTCCCCGCCGTAGCCCCAGTTCACCATGCAGAACCCGCGGTCCCGTGGCTCTGGGGCACCCGGCTCGAGGCGGGCGTGGATGACGGCCTCGCCTACCTCGTCAGGGACGAGCAGCTCGGCCCTCGGATAGGCCGCGGTCACCTTGACCGAGACCTCCCGCGTGTAGCGGAGGAGGCGGACCGGGTAGCGGCGTAGCAACCACGGCGGGAAGTGCTCGCGCTTGAAGTGCTCCCACCACGTCGCCGGGGCGTAGAAGTCTACGACGACCGAGTCCTCGGTCCCCGGCTCGAGCACCTCCTCGAGCATGGTGGTCGTGATGATGCAGAGCATCTCGTCGTGTGCCCGGTCGCGGCCGATGCTTGCCTCCAGGTCCCGGAGGCAATGCCCGGCGACGCGCCCGTCGAACCTCAGCGCCGTCTTATCCAGCGCGACACGGACGACCCGCGCCTCGTCGACCTGCGTGAGCGGAGCGCCGTCCATCCTACTCCTCCTCGGTGAGGTCGCGGTAGATCAACCCGCGACCGATTTTGCTGGCAGTGACCGGATGGCACCCGAACGCGCGGGACAACTTCCCGCACGACCACCCCTCTTTGTAGAGACGGCGGATCGTCGCCGCCTCGTACTCGGTCAGCTTGCGGAGCCCCGTATTTGGGACGTAGGTCTCGAGGTGCGCCGGGCGGACGCACGCAGGGTTCCCGCAGGTGGGGCGGACACTCCGGTCATGCGGGACGGGCCCCACGAACTGCTCGTACGCGAACCGCGCCGGCGCCGTGGTCTTGGTGCCAATGTGGAATCCACCCCCACCGGTCCAAACGAGACACGCGCCCTTCGACTTCGTGTGCCGCAGAAACCGACCCTCGGTGGTCTGCTGGCTACGATGCGACGGGATGCCGCGCTTCTCTCTGTGCTGTCGGACCCTCTCTCGAGAGCAGCCGACCTGCTGCGCGATGTGGGTATCCGGTACCTGGCCCAGCGGGAGTGCGCCCCAGTCGGCCTTGGGCTTTCCCCCTTTGTACTTGGCGTCGATGCCGCGCCTCCTGCGCTGCCTCACCACGGCCGATACCGAACACCCGATGCGCATGGCGATTGCCTTGTCCGTCTCGCGACCGAACGGGATC